ACATCATGTACTAGGACATTCAGACTATCATTGGAATCATGAACCTATGTTATATTGTAGGAAGAAAGAAAGAAACTCTGAATGGTTTGGAGACAGGAAACAAAAAACAATCATAGAAAGAACCAAGTCTGATATTATAAATATGCCAAAGGAAGAGCTAGTTAAGTTTTTATTACAAATTAAGAGCAACGGAACCTTCTGGTCAATTAAAAAAGACTCCGCCAACACATATGTACACCCGACACAGAAACCAATAGCAATATCATTTAAGGCCATGATGAATAGTTCACAACAAAATGAAATAGTATTAGAACCATTTGCAGGAAGCGGAAGTACACTAATTGCGTGCCAGGAGAGCAAAAGAAGATGCTATGCAATGGAGTTCGATCCTAAATACGCATCAGCTATCATAGAAAGATGGGAAAAATTCACAGGTGAGAAAGCATTAAAATTAAACTAATTATACAAAATGACAAATGATAGGTAAAACCAAAAAAGAAATAGAGGAATGGATGAAATCACTTAAAACAATAAAGGTAGATTATGAACGATTTTTCCCAACTAAATCAGAGGATGAAATAAATGAAATCTCCACAAAACTCAACAAAAAAGCCAAGATTAACACCTAAACAAAAACTATTCCTAGAAGCATTTATCAAAAAGATGGGACACATAACAGAAACTTGTCAAGAAATCAAGATAGATAGAGGAACTTATTATTTATGGATGGCTCAAGATTTATTTAAAGAAAAATTAGACGAAGAAGTCGAACACTTCAATGACTCAGTTCAACGTAGAATATTAAAGTTAGCAATGAAAGACGACAGAGATATGTTAAAGTTCTGGGCTAAAAACTTAATGAAACATAGAGGATTTGTAGAAAAGCAAGAAATAGACTATTCTGGCTCAGTAGACCAGTCAATCCAGATTATTATTCCAAAGGAAGTGGAGGAATTAATACATGCCGAAGTTCAATCTAACAAAGAAGCAAGCCTTCGCGTATCTGAAACTAACAGACCAGAAAACTAAGGAACTAGGATACGGTGGAGGAGCCGGTGGAGGAAAATCTATTCTTGGGTGTCTATGGCTCTTGTCTATGTGTATGCAATATCCTGGTACTGCTTGGGTTTTAGGGCGTAGAGAACTAACTAACCTAAAGAAAACTACACTACTTTCTTTCTTCCAGGTAGTCCAAATATTAAAATTAAGACCAGAAGATTTGTTTACTATGAACTCTCAGACTAATATTATTCATTTTCATAACGGAAGTAAGATATTCCTAATGGATATGTCACACCAGCCTTCTGATCCTCTTTATACTAGATTTGGTGGACTTGAGATAACCGGAGCTTTTGTAGACGAATCAAACGAAGATGAACTCCAGGCCATAGAAATCCTAAAGACTAGGATGGGTAGATGTAAAAATAAAGAATACAAGTTAATTCCCAAGCTACTTGAGACATTTAATCCAAGTAAAAATCATGTATATCACAGGTACTATAAGCCCTGGAAAGAAAATAAACTGCCTGTTTACAGATGTTTTATAACTGCTTTGGCTACAGACAACCCTTATCTTGATGTTTCCTACATAGAACAATTAAAAAATGCAGACAAAATAACCCGAGAAAGATTACTTTATGGTAATTTTGAATATGATGATGACCCGAGCAAGCTATTTGATTATAACCAAATACTAGACATCTTCTCGAACGACTTTTTATTGCCTAGTAAATATCAGAATTACATAAGTTGTGATGTAGCAAGGTTTGGAATGGATAAGACAGTCATTATTATGTGGAAAGGCCTGTGGATAGACAAAATAGTCACAATGCCAAAGTCAAGCGTAAAACAGGTAGTAGAAAAATAAATGAATTAGCCTATGTTCATAAGGTCCCAGCCTCCAACGTAATCATAGATGAGGATGGCGTAGGGGGGGCGTGGTGGACTTTTTGTCCACGTTCCGTAGGATTCATCAATAACTCTACTCCAATCGAATCTGACACCTCTAAGAAGCGCCATAGTTATGCCAACCTTAAGACACAGTGTTATTTTAAACTGTCCGAATTAGTATCTCTCAGTAAGATAGGATGCTACAGAGACATTCCCCAGGAAGTGATGGAATTAATAGTTGAAGACTTAGAACAGATAGCAGAAAAAGACATAGACAAAGATAATAAAATACAGTTAGTCCCAAAGGATGAGATGAAAGAAAAATTAGGAAGAAGTACAGATTATTCAGATGCTTTAATGATGCGTATGAGATTTGAGTTAGGTTCTTCATATAAACCTCATATTGCTGTCTAAAATTGTGTATATACTAACTTAATCAACTTATTTAAACAAATATTAATTAGTTAGAATATGACAGAACCTAAGAAATCAATCGGATATATAGCTGTAAGTGACATAGAGAAATCCAGTTTGCCTCAAGTGATGCCAACCTTATTGAAAGAAGAGTTTAAAGGAAATGTATCTGATGTTGAAGTTAATTATCCTAAAGAATTAGGAACAGTTCATCCGTTTGATTTTAACAAAGTAGAACAAATAATAAATAACGTAGGTATTGTTTCAAGTGCAGTCGACAAGATAACAGATTATATTATAGGAGACTTTATAGTTAAAACAAACGATCCAAAGACCCAAACAATTTTAGATAATTTTGTTGAGGAGTCTAATTTTAAGACAGTAATCAGACCATGGATTAAAGAAGGATTAAGCAAAGGTAATGGTTTCATGGAGTTAGATCTCAAGGAAAGCAAAGTAAGAGTAATGAATGCGAATTGGATGTGGGTCCAACGAAACAAAAAAGGAAAAGTCTTACGTTATAACCAATACATAGGAAATAAAAACAAAATAAATATGACTTCTAATAATGTTACTGAGTTTAAAGTAAACGAAATAGCACATTTACCTGTCAATAAGATTCCAAACGATGCATACGGAATAGGTTTAGTAAATCCTAATATGAGAACAATTAATAATTATGCAACTTCTGAGATGGGCCTACATAAAGTAATAGAACGTAAAGCCGGAGCACCTATTCATGTTAAGGTAGGAGTAGGGCAAGAAGGAGTCCAGGACGAAGACGTAGACGCATTTAAAGCATCACTTCAATATCTTACTAACTCGACTGAGTGGGTAACAGACGCTAATGTAGAAATGAGTGTATTAGACTTTAAAGACGTAGGAAAAAATTTAACTGATGCATCAAACCATGATGTAGAACAGTTCTCAATGGGAATGCAAATACCTATGGTTTTACTCGGAGTAGCAAATGTTCCTGAAGGACTTGCTAAGATCCAAATGGAAGCCTTTCAAAGGTTTACTAACGCGCTAAGAAAACAAATAGAAGACATAATAGAAGATAAAATAATGGTTCCAGTTTTGAGGGCTAATGGACTAGACGCAGATGTAGAATTTGAATGGGAACTACCAGGCGAAGAAGAAAAAAACTTAAGACTAGACACAATCGCAAAAGTAATGGTTAATCCTTTCTTGTCTCCTGAATTGAAAGCAGCACTTGAAATAGAATACGCACAGATACTTGGACTCGAGATGGAAAACCTTTTAGTTCAACCAAAGGATGCGCAGGCCAAAGCAGACGAAGAAATTAAAAAACAAGAAGATGCAATCAAACAACCAGAAGTTCCAGGAGAAAAACCAACCGCAAAAGAATCAAGTAAAGTAACGGTTAAAGAAAAAGTAGAATGTTCTCATACAGCCTGCAACCTAACAGAAAGCCAAATAAGTGAAATGACTTTAGCAGAGTATGTAAATATTACTGAGATACCTGGATTTAATTATACAGACTATCTTGTAAAGATTTTACAACAACTTAAGACATATAAGTTCCAAGACTTGTTGGCTATTACTGAGAAAGATTTAATTGAGGGTTTACTTCCTGCAAACGAAATAGAAAAATTAAGAATAGTATTGAAGAATGGTTTTCGTAAGAATCTCACAATCACTCAGATAGAAAAAGAAATAAGCCAGAAGATGAATGTTCCAGATAGAGTAAAATTGGAAGAGGACGGAAGCAAGAGAGTAACTTTATCATCAGAGGCAAGACCAAAAGCAATAGCACGAACTGAGACAGTAAGATTAGCTAACGCTGGCCTAAAAGACTTATATCAAGAGAACGGAATACAACATTATAGATATTTAGCAGCACTAGACGATAGAACAAGTGCAATATGTCAAGAACTAAATGGTCAAGTATTCTTAGTAAGTGAAGGATCTCCTGGAAACAATATGCCGCCCATGCACGTTAATTGCAGGAGTACTATAGTGGGGTTAGTAGATTAATGGTAATGATAACAGATGCTAATAGGCCAATATGTGCCAAGTGTAAAATAAAGCCTGCTCTTAGTTTAATTTCTGGTATGTGGATATGTGGAGAATGTCTTCATAAATACATACAGAAGAAAGAAAAACTAAATCGTGAAGCTATCTTATTAGGATGAGCATTTATATAGACCCAGTAACCAGACAGCGAATAGTTTATGATAAACGTTCTGGAGACATTCAATTCAACTTAATAGGAGACAGTGCTATTTCTAAAGAAACAGTACCAGTTATAGGTGATTGGGAAGATTATACAGGAAGCGGAGTAGTTAATTCAAGACTTCAACAAATGCAAGCCGGGTTAAGTAATAGTTTATGGGGAACTGACCCAGGAATAGAAGGACATAAAGTAGGCGCAATCGGAAAGGTAGGTCAAAACAAACAGACCACAAGAAGACGGGTAATTAAACGTAGGGTGGACGTATGCAAGAACTACCAATAGACTTCACACTTGAAAATGGAATTGCAACTTATAATCAATTTATTGAGGGTAAGCTTGATTCTATTATTGTTATAAGTACAAACAAATGTTCTGTTACGTTACAAAGTCAATATGGCTATACCTTGTTTCATACATCAGAGCACGAAGGATCAAAGTATTATGCACCACGAGCAGTATTACAAAAGAGCCAAGCCCATCTTACTACACAAGCTCAATTCGATAAATTTAGCGTAAATGAAGAATTAGAATTAACAGTACAAGGCCAAGACAAGGAAATGCAAGTAATTTTAAGGTTTGAGTAAGTATATACGAGCTAAATCAATTTATTTAAACTAAAATACATAACCTACTTACATGGCAGACACTAGAGTAGAACTTATCGAGTATTTTGTTCCCATAAATAGTAAGGCCGAAGTAGGCGGAAAGTTTATGATAGAGGGAATAGCAATTAATGAAACAACTACTTCTAATGGTCATGTTTTCCTCGGAGAAGAATTAGAAAAATCCGCGCACACATTAAAAGGTGTTCCATTGCTTAAGGATCATATTAATTCTGTGGATAATATTGTAGGAATAGTAGAGAACGCTTATTATAATTCATCTTCAAGAAACTTACCATTCAAAGCAGTTGTAGAAGACCCTGCAATGATTTCAAAGATTAAGAAAGGACTAGTAAACTCAGTTAGTGTAGGCGCGCACGTAAAACCAGAAGACATCGAAGAATCAGAAGATGGTAGTGTTATTCCTCATAATATTATTTTTAAAGAATTAAGTTTAGTAGCAGTACCAGCAGACGCGGCCGCAACTTTTAGTGTTGCATTAAACAATGCTTTACAAAAAAGCAAATTATACTCTAACGAGAAATCAACAATTACTGAAAGGGGGAATAAAAATATGACAGAAGAAGAATCTAAAACAAATGAAGTTGAAACTCCAGTTGAAGATGTTAAAGTAGAAGCTGAACCAGAGGTTAAGGCCGAAGAGGAAGTTGAAACAGAAGCAAAGGAAGAAGCTGAACCAGAAGCTGCTCCGGCAGAAGAAGTTAAAGCTGAACCAGAAGTATCTGAATCTTTAAAGAAATTCATCGCAGAGCAGATTGCAAGTGCTGTAAAGTCCTTAAAAGAAGCAGACGTAGATGAAGAAAAGAAAGAGGAACCGAAAGAGGAAGAGGCTAAAGAGACTGAAGAAGAAGTAGAAGGTGTTGAAGATGCAGTTGAAGAAAAAGGAAATTATATCTTTGAAAAAGGACATAATTCTTTTGGAGTTCAAAGGAAGTCTTACGTTTATAACTAATCATGGCAAGTACATCACAAATTACTAACCCCTTGGGGGCGCAAGTATTAGCAGACGGCGAAGTTCCTAGAACCTTTACTGCTATAGCTAGAGAAGTAATCTCTGGTGGATTCTTAGTACAGACATCTGGAGCATCTGGTGACGTAGGTAGTCAAGTTTCATCTTTCGGAGATGGAGACCTATTAGTTATGGGAGCACAGAATGTTAAATTGTGTAATGGTATTGCATTGAACAATGCAGGTTCGAATGAATTAGTTACGGTTGCTATGCGTGGGGATTACCTCATGAGAGCAGACGCAAACGTTTCAGGAGGAGCTCTTGTTCAGCATAATGGATCTGGCGGTGTAGTTAATCTACAAGGTGCTGGGTCTACTGCTACTACTGCTTTGGATAATACTCCAATTGGTAGGGCTAAATTGAATGCAGCAAGCGGTGCTTATACTATTGTATCATTAAATATTTAATTATGGCATTTACAAAATTGAACGAATACATCAGTACAGCTGATGGAACTGACGGAACTTTATTGATACCTAAGTTAATTATGCCTACATTGATCGAAGAAGTAGAGAAAACTCTAATTCCTCGAGAAATGGCTGCAATGGTTTGGGGTCCTGCTCAGATTAAGGGTAGTACATTTACTCAAAATCTTGAAGCGCCTAATACAATGGATGTACGACAAGTTGGCGAGGGAGCAGAGGTTATCCTTGACAACATCGATTTCGATACAGTTACTTACACACCTGTGAAGTACGGTGTCGCGATTAGAATCACAAGAGAGATGATGGAAGATTCACAGTTCGAACTATTACAAAGAAATATTAGAACAGCTGGTAAGAGATTTGCTGAAAACGAGACTAACCTAATTTTAGGACAGCTTGATGAAGCGAATGCAACTACAACAGGTGGAGCCGCAATTACGATTGCTAACATTGGAGAATCTATGTTTGACGTAGAAAACCAAGACTATGTACCAACAGACTTTTTAGTCGGAAATGAAGTAGCGCAAGATCTTAGAAACATCGACACATTCGTCGAGGCAGATAAGGCTGGCAATACAGAAATGATGAGTAGAGGGTTTATCGGAACAATTTTCGGTATGAACGTTGCACGATTCAGTACTAATGCTGGAGCAAATGCAGTAGCTACAAGTGCTTATGTGTTTGACAGAAGCCAAGCATACGGTATAGCTATTAGCAGAGATATTACTGTTGAGAACGTAATGTTACCTACATTCGATATGGAGGGAGCAGTTCTTACACAGAGAATTGACGTAAAGGTACTAAGAACCAAAGCTATCTCTAAGATAACATCTAGTTAATTATATTAACTTCATAATAGAACATGCGGTTTCAGGAAATCCGCACACAGACCGACCAAAAACCCTGAGCCTAACGGCAATTACCGAAAGGTAAAACTAAATAGGAGAAATAAAAAAATGACAGTAGTAACAAACAACGTAATCCAAGGAGCTATAGACGGAGTAGCGAAAGGTACAGGTTCTGGTTTTATTCCAGCTGGAGTGTCGAATATAGGAATCGGAGATCCATCTGACGTAATTACAGCACAAACAGGTAGCGATATATTTTATGATTCTGCGAATGCTCAATTTTATATGGCAGAAGCAGTAACAGGAAGTAGTTGGGTTAAATTAGGGTCGGTGGCATAATGTCCATATTCACTATTATAATGAGAAAGGAGGTCACATGGTAAGACATACAGAAATAAAAGAATATAGATTTACATCTGATGAAATGACTGCAAATTCTGCTGGTAACATCGACGTTTATTCACAATATCCTATTAATGGTCGTATAGTAGCAATCCAAAATTACGGAGCAAACGCACCCGGTAGTTGGATTAAGACTGGTAGTATTTTATGTTATGAATCTGGAGGAGCTCAAACTCAACAGTTCATTCAAGAAATTACAAGTGGTACAAATACATCGCTAGGAGTTAATGCATCTTTAAGACATTATCCAAGCGCACAAACACTTAACACAGGTGGTTCAGTTGTAGCTAATTATATTGATATTCCAATTAATAACGTAATGAGAATTGTAGGTACAGGTTTAGGAGACACTAAATCAGGACTTGGATTAAATATATTTTATCAATAATTATCATGGGACTTTCAACAATTGGCTCGATAGCCACTCACGTGGCAGAGAGTTTCGTATTGCCTAACGGAGTAAGCGGAAATCTAGTAGAAACAGTAGACATGGCTCGAGTAGATGTTCAAAATTATACAGGTCAGTCAATAGGATCCAATCTAATAGAAGAAAAATATCAAAAGTGTTATAACAAATTTCTCTAAGGCGCAAGCAATAGATGAAGCATTTGCCTGGGCCGCAACAGTAGGAGTAAGCGGTACTTCTGGTATTTATACATCTGGAGCATATAGCGCAGATAAATTAAGTTTAGCAGAATTAAGCGTAGAGTCCGAGGCGTCCTCAGAAAGTGATGCACTTAATGCGATTAGTTCTCTTTCTAAAGATACACCAGTACAATTTAGACAATTAGCAATGGATGGCCTTAAAAACATAGGTCGTAAAATAAGATTTGCTAAAAGTTTAAGTTAAAAATGACTGTATCAGACAAATTAATAAGTGCTTTAAATAGAACATTAGACATAGCCGGAACTAAAATAAAAATACAATATTATACTCAGACTGTTGGTTCTGTTTGGGATGATGAAATCACTTATGCTCAATCCGGAACAGATTATTGGGTAAGCGGTATAGTATTCCCAGTAAGAGGGATTAAAGGATCAACAGAAGCAGTTCTATTAGAGCAAGGTAAATTAATCAATTCAGATAAAAGAGTTTATGTACAGGGAGATGTTCAATTTAATGGAAGTTTATTTGATACTATAGTTCAAATAGGAAGTCCAAACGGAGATTTATTTTCTACTATTACAGATGGAGCTGAAATGTGGGAAACTAATGGAACTCCTGTTTATAAAAAACAATACGTGAGACGTATGACAGGTAGTACATTATGATTGATATAAACGTAGCAGGTATTCCAGAAGTTAAACAATATTTGAAAAATGTTTCAATTGCGGCTACTAAAAGTATGCCAATAGGATTAGCAAAGGCTTCCATTTTTGTGCAAGGTGAAGTAAAAAAATCTATTGCAGGTCACGCAGCAGAACCACAGTCAGTAGATACTGGTCGTTTTCTTAATTCTGTCGGGATAGGAACAAACAATAAAGACCAGGCAGTTGTTTATAGTTCTCTTTCTTATGCAAAGAAATTAGAGTACGGATTTAGAGGATTCACAGGGCGTAAACACTTTGAGAATAGTGGTCACAGATCTAAAAATAGAGTAGAAGAAATTATAAGTAAGGAATTAAAGAAGCAAGTTAATTCAGTTAAGGCATCTGTTACAAAGATAGTTTAAGTATATACGACAATAATAAAGTTATTTAAACTAAAATACATTACTTACTATGACTGCAAGCGAGTAGTCAAACAACCAAAGCGATGGCATCCAGAAGTACATTAATCGGAGACATTCTGAGTTTCTTAAAAACTTACCTTAGTTCTACCATCACAGACCCAATTACCTCGACTAGAGGTTCATCTTCTAAATTTATTATGACAAGCTTTCCGGATAGAGAAGTTAAATATCCTTTAATTACATTACAAGTAAATAATATTAATGAACAACGAGCAGGTATGCAAACAACCGCTATGGACATTGATTTGACTTGTGAGATAAGAATATGGACTCATTCAGTAACTCAGTCAGATAAATTTGCCCAGGAAATTATAGACAAATTAGCTAATATTCAATTCACCGCTACAGGTTCAACTAAGAATGATTTTCACGACTTTAATATAGGTTCAGTTGTTAGAGTAGACGAACCAGGAAAACTAGGCGTGAAGTCGCGTATCATTCAACTAAATTATAGATTTTTCAACGTATCTTAATTAAACTAAATAAAAAATGGAGGTAAAAAATGGCTAGATATTTACAAGATCAGAATAAAGTCGCTATGTTACAGGAATCTGGAACATACGCTAATTCAAGTGGAACAGGTGTATGGGTAGGAGAAGTAACAGAACATTCTATTGAAGATGAGGAAGGAAAAATCGAAGATAGATTTTTAGGTACTGCAAGTAGATCTTTTGGAGACTATGCACAAGGACCAAGAGACGTTACAGGTACACTTACTTTGAATACTCAAAACTTCAGAATACCATTTTGGGCAATCGGTTCAAATGTAGATGCTGCAAGTGGAACAAATGTTTTACATACTGCTACTCAAATAAATACAGATGTTAGACAATCCGCTTTTACAAGTGGAGCATTAAACCCACCAATTAGTTTTAGACTAGAAGATAGTAAGCAAGCTACTGGCACAGGTCGTAATTTTGTTAGAACAGTAAACGGATGTGTTCCAAATAGTACAACAATTTCTGTAGCTCAAGGAGAGAAAGTAAAAACAGAGGTTAATTATATTGGGCAAACATTAACTGTTTCAAGTGGAGCTACTACGAGTATTACTCAAGATACTGTTAAACCGTATTTATGGAGTGCTGCAAGTCTTACATTAGGAGGAAGTTCAATTACTACTTCTAAAGATATAAATTTAGAGATTAATCAAAACTTAAAAGCACCACATTACTTGGATGGTTCAAGAGATATAAGTGTTCCTTTCCCACAGAACAGGGATCACGTATTAAGCGTAACTGTTGATTTCGATTCAAACGATGCTATGATGTTATATGATTATTATAAAAATAATACTGAATTTAACGGAGTATTTGATTTAGATCAGGATAGTACAACTGGATCTCAGCATGCAGTATTCACTATGAGTGGATGTGTTATGATGAAACCAGAAGTTCCATCAACAGCAGAAGGAGTAACAGAAGTAACTTTAGAAATTAAACCAAAGAATATAAGTGCAGCAGAATGGACAAGTTCGACCAGCGCGGTAACTTTTAATCCGTTTTAGTAACATTTAAATACTTTAAAAACTTAATTTGATTAGGCGTTAATTTTAAGCCTAAATGCCTCACGGCAAGGAGAAAACTAAATGACAAAAGAAAGACTAATGTTAGGATTTAACGAGAAAGGAATGAAAGAAGGAGCCAGACTAATTGGAAATTTTTTTAGACTGTTTTTCGCTTTATGGGCAGTAGGCTGCATGATGATGATAAGTTGGAATGCCTTTAAGTATACTTTTATTTTATTTATCTTATATCTTATAATTAGTCCAAATATGAAAGGAGGAAAATATGGGATGTTTAGAAAAAGATAATACTCTAATCAAGAGATCGGATGATGGTAGTTTACTTCCAATAGAAGTGACTTTAGATTTATTGAATGATAAACCAAATGCTAAGATGACACCACTTACTAAAGGTGATCTTGCAGAACTTATGACAAAACCAGAATCAGAGTCTGAGATTATTAGAGCACATATAATAGAACCCAGTTATACTGAAGAAGAATTTAAGTTTGTAAAACCAAATATCTATGGAGCATTAAAGATAGCATTACTATCTCTATCTACAGATACTTCACAAGATGATATGCAAAACTCTACAGTAAAGAGTTTAGTCGAAGATACAAAAAAAAAAGTTACAATTCAGAACGAGAACTAGTTTGGTTCTTACATGACAAAGGATATTCTTTTTTTAATATTCCAAAGCTTACTTATCCAGAAATCAATTTGTTAATTGAGGAAAGCAACATGATTAATAAACAAAAGAAAGCTGAGATGAGAAAAGCAAGACGTAAAAGATAATGGTGAACGGATTTTTAGCAGGTGCGGCAGGTGGTGCAACAGTTTCTATAGTTATACAAGCTGTAGATAAATTTAGTGGTACAATGAGTTCTGCACAAAAAAGTATGGTTGCAGCAGGTGCAGCTATCACAGGATTAGGTATAGCAGGCGCAGGCGCAATGGCTTCTCTTATTAAACAAGCAGGAGCATTTGAACAAACACAAATGGCATTTAAAACCTTATTAGGTAGTGAAGAAAAAGCAGCTGCTACACTTAAAGAGTTAGTAGATTTTGCAGCTAGAACACCTTTCACTATTCCAGGAATCGAGAAATCTGCGAAACAATTACTTGCAGTAGGATTTGAATCAGAAGAACTTATACCCACACTTAAATCAGTTGGAGATTTGGCAGCAGGTCTTGGTATGGGAGAAGATGGACTGCAAAGACTTATAATAAATTTAGGACAAGTAAAAACACAAGGAAAACTGACAGGAAGAGAGTTAAGAGACTTTTCGGTTAATGGTATTCCACTTATACAGGCCTTAGCCGATAAATTTGGGGTTGCAAAAGAGGCTGTAGCTGATATGGTAAGTGCAGGAGAAGTAGGATTTGAAGATGTTATGGATGCCTTCGGTAATATGACCGGAGAGGGTGGCAAATTCTTTGATATGATGGATACACAATCTAAAACTTTCTTAGGTCAGATGAGTAATATTTCAGATTCATTAATCAAGATCGCAAGAGTTATGGGAGAAGTTTTTTTGCCTGCAGCCAAATGGGTTGCAGATAAATTACAAATAATAGTAGGGTGGATGGAACAACATCCGACACTTACTAAATTCGCGGCAGGAGCTTTAGCTATTGGAACAGCACTAGCATTAGTTGTGGGACCTCTACTTTTAATTATAGGAGCTCTACCTTTACTTATGGCTGGATTTGCAGCATTACCTGCAATAC